CAATGCGATACAAAATAGAAACTTTGAATCAATCAGGTGCAAAAGAAACAAGAATCCAAGCAGTATCTTTAGGATGGAGTTAAAATGGCATATCTAGGAAATTCACCGGAGTTTGCAAACTTTCCATCAAAGTTCTTTTCTGGAAACTCAATCTTAACGGCTTTTACTTTAAATAACGCCCCTCCTAATGATGCCTCTTTATTGGTCTTTATAGATGGGGTAAGGCAGGATACGAGTGCTTATAGTGTAAGTGGAACAACTCTTACTTTTACAGCTCCTCCTCCTACTGCAACTAATAATATACAGGTCGTTCAACTTGGCTTGCTTCGAGATGTTGCGACTCCGGGTGATGACACTGTTAAAGTGGCTCAGTTAGATACAGATAGCGCAGGAACAACTGGTCAGTTTTTAAAGAAGTCTAGCGCTACTAATCTTGATTGGGATGCTGTAACAGTAGGGGCAATCACGACAGAGGGTGACTACTTCTATAACTACAACACGATATCATCTGACTTAACAACTACAGTAGCAACTTCTAAGGCCGCATTCGTTGCTGGTCCAATTACCATCGCTGATACGTTCACTTGGACAATCAGTGGTGAACTTACAATGATCTGAGGACAACATTATGGCAGCAACACTCAAACTAACCGCTCTCGAAGCATCTGCTGGTAGCACTATCACAGTTGATTCTGCGACAACGCTATCACTGTCAGCAGATAAGCTGTCTGTAGGTGGTGTTCTCCTTAGTCAAGGCAACACTTCTGTAAATGTATTAACGGCAGCAAGCACTGATTTAGCAGACGTAGCTCATACTGCAATGTGGACTGCTAAAACTAAAGCTATTTTCTCTGTTGACGCTTCTGGTGGTGCAAAAACAGTACAACTTCCACCGGCTAATGCGGCAGGAAGATCAACTGTATCAATAGTTATTTCTGTTAAGGCAACAAGTGCAGTTCCTGCGACTGTTAGTCCCAATCTAGTTACAGTTAATAACTCTAGCGGCGCTGAAGTATTTACACTTTATGCTATTGGAGATTATGTTGAGTTTGTATCGGATGGTACGAACGACCTAAGAACAGGAAACGAGCATATCTCTGCTAAAGGGTTTGTATTTCGCACCGCTAATGAATCCATTACTTCAGGCGCCACGGAAGTTATGTTTCAGGCAGCTGAATTCACAGTAAGAAATGATTGGGGTGCTTGGTGGAATTCAACAAACTTTGCCGCTGAAATTCCTTATGCTTGCCGAATATTAGTGGAGTGTGCGGCTTTTACCCAAAATGCGGCAGGACAACTGATTTTTCCATCAATAACAAGATACTATAGTAGCAGAGCAAGTAATGAATACATATGGAGGCGAGATAATAGAACATTAGCGCCAACCAATGGTGGGGATGCGGTATTTACACGTGATTTTGCCGCTGGCGACGAAATTGAATACAGTGTAGTCAATTGGGGTCTTGGTACTCAAACATTATCTGGCGATGCGACAAATGGGTGGTATCAAGGCGCTTACGCAAAGTGGACAGTCTTGAGGCGCTACTAAAATGTATGATGCATTAGGTAAGCGACTTGGCGCTGCAATGATATATTTCGCTGGGGTTGGCGGATGGGAAGTCTCATTTCGTGGGCAAGAAGTAGGAACCTTAACTTGGTTTAAAGATGAACCAATGCCTACATTGGAACAGTTACAAGAGGCTTTATGGAAAGGTGATTGGTCAGAGGTTCGTATACACCGTAACGAACTTCTAGCTGCAACAGACTTCTACGCCCTAACTGACGTACCCATGTCTGCTGACATGACAACCTATCGCCAAGCATTGCGTGATCTACCAGCAAGCGTGGAGAATTCTGAAGACGTAGTGTGGCCTGAGAAACCTTAATGGCTGGAGGAATCTGGAATGTAACATGGGATTCATCTGAGGCTGCTGTTCAGTGGGATGCTGCTGTAGGCAGTTGGGGTGATTCTGGTTGGTATCTTAGCGGAACAGTAACACTTACCGGGTACGCTCCTAATCTTCCAGTTGTTAGAACTGTACCAACTGTTGATTTGCTGCTTACCTCTTACGCTCCGCTTGCAATTGAAAATAAAACTATAACTGTTGCCAAGGGCGATATAACTCTTACAGCGTACATTCCATCCGCGTTGGAAGGCTCTATAGCGCGTCCCGGAAAGGCTGATTTAACTTTAACTGGGTCTTCCCCCACTATAGGTCAGACGTTTAGTTTTAATATTGGAGGGAGCTTGGTTCTTGTCGAAAGGGTTCCTGATGTTCAACATAGAGCGCCTTTGTACACACCTCAAGTAAATATTTTTTAATCATGGATAAATCTAAACAATGGAGTTGGTCAGAAACTGCTTATAAGGTTGATCCTGAATTAAGCGCCCCAGTAGCCACCTATAAATTTAATAATGGAGCAAGGGTTTTCTTTAAGCCTAAGAGAAATGGAAATAGAAAAAGCAGATAAATATATTGGTTCGGACTTTACTAGAGCAAAGAATACAGCAGAGATGCTAGAAAAGAAATATCCCGGTTGGTTGTGGGCAGTTCACACAATGGATGGAGTTGTTGTTGTTAAATCAATGAGACTGTCTGGGAATTGGGGTTTTGTTCTTCATGAGAGCAAAATCGATAATGATTATAAAGCTGTTGTTAATGCGGGTGGAGAAATGCTTGAAAGATTTAGAATGTCAAGAGGAAAATTCCGTGAGGATCAATATCTTACTGATTTGACAATGGATTATAAAGGGCAGTTGAATGGAGACTTCTCGTAATGTCGTTAATTAATCCTCAACCTCCATTAGAGGGTTCGGAGCCAATGTCATTTGATGATGATACTCCAAAAGAAAACAAATGGATAAGGCTTGCTCGTCAGATATATGACAGCTCTACAGAATATGTAGATGCTAATTTAAGGTACCAGTGGGAAAAGAGCTTGTCGATGTTTAATAACAAGCATCCTGCTGGATCTAAATATCTTACTGGGGCTTATGAAAAGAGATCTAGATTCTTTAGACCCAAGACGAGAAGCGCTGTAAGAAGTTTGCAGTCCGCTATGTCGGTTGCTTTCTTTACTAATGAAGATGTAGTTAGTATAGAGCCAGCTAATGCTAACGATCCTACACAGGCTGCGGCTGCTGTTGTTGCTCAGTCAATAATGCAATATAGATTGACGAATACAATTCCTTGGTTCCAGATAATGACTGCCGCTATACAGGATGCAGCAGTTCAAGGGGTTTGTATTTCTCACCAATATTGGGATTTTGAGGAAAAGGAAGAGACTTACGTTCAAGTAGATGGTAATAACAACCCTTTGATGGATGAAATGGGTAACGAGCAAACACAAGAACAGGTTACAACCTTATCTGATCACCCTGTAATTGAATTAATATCTCCAGAAAATATAAGGATTGATCCTGCTTCTGACTGGGCTGATCCAATTGGGTCTTCTCCTTATATAGTTCATTTAGTTCCGATGTTTTTACAAGATGTAAGACAAAAAATGGACTCTGATGAATGGCTTGAAGTTTCTGATGAAGAGTTAATATCTTCAGCCTCTGAAGCAGATACAGAAAATACGACTCGCTTAGTTCGTGACGAGCCTCGTATGGATCCTTTGGATAATACAGAATTTGGAGAGATAAAAGATTTCTGGATTGTATGGGTCCATAAAAATATTGTAAAAAAAGATGGGATTGATTGGTGTTATTTCACTGCTGGAACAGATCATTTATTAACGGATCCTAAACCTCTTTCTGAGATGTATCCTTGGCTAAGAGATGGCGAAAGACCTTATGTTATGGGTTGCGTCAATATAGAAGCTCATAAGATTTATCCATCAGGCACGGTGGAATTAACACAGGAACTTCAATCTGCTGCTAATGACATTTGGAATCAGAGGTTTGATAATGTTAAGTTAGCAATGAATAAGAGATACCATATCCGCAGAGATAGGAATATAGATCTTGATGCTTTGTTTAGATCTGTTCCCGGCGGTGCGGTTGAAATGGATGATCCAGATTCTGATGTTAGAGTAATAGAAACGAGAGATGTTACTGGTTCTGCTTATGCTGAGCAAGACAGAATCAATATGGATTTTGATGAGTTGCAAGGTAACTTCTCCACATCTACCGTTCAAGGAGCTAGGGCATTAAATGAAACTGTAGGAGGAATGAATCTTCTCGCTGGAAGCAGCAGTCAGGTTGCTGAATATACATTAAGAACTTTTGCTGATACTTGGGTTCAAAATGTTTTAAAGCAGTTACTTCGTCTTGAACAATATTATGAAACAGATCCTGTAATTTTAGCTGTCGCGGGTCAAGAAGCTCAGCAAAAGAAGTTCTCTTTTAATGTCGATGAAATGATGGATGAATTATTAAGGCAAGATGTTTTATTGAAAGTCAATGTAGGAATTAATGCTACTGACCCAATAAAGAAGGTACAGAATTTATTGTTTGGTGTACAAACATTAGCTGCATTTCCCGGTGTTCCTGAAAGTTTAAATCTACCTGAATTAGCAAAAGAGGTTTTTGGACAACTAGGGTATAAAGATGGAACACGGTTTATATCTTTAGATGCCGAAGCCGATCCACAAACTCAACAATTGCAGCAACAATTAGAAGAGATGCAGCGGTTATTAGAAACGGATCAAATAAAGACTCAAGGAAAGATGCAAATACAACAGGTTAAGAATCAGGGGGCTACAAATGTTGCTCAGATTCGATCTCAGTCTGATATAGAAAAGGAATTAATACAGCAAGATACTGATATTCGTGAAGCGGAGATTCGTCATCAAGATGCTGTGACGCGAAGAGGTGAATTACTCTTGCAAAGAGATGCCTTATTTAACCAAATGTCTGATAAGGAGATAGACAGGGAATTAGAAATAAGAGCGGAGGGCAAAGCAGGAACAGTGAGTAGAGATAAGTATAACAAAATCCCGTTTGCAGTTGGTTAATGGAATATTATAACCCGGCTGAGACTGGTATCGATGAATTTGTAAAAAGGATTCGTATTGGATCAAAAACAAAAGAATTTGTAAGAACTCCAACTGGAGAGGCTGTTATGCAAAGAGCCTTATTCGATTATCGAACAGGCATAGATGATTTGCAAGAAATAGCGCTTCAGGGGTGGGTAGGTTCTTCAGAAGAGGAACTTAAACAGTACCGTAAAATTTCACTTAATCTGGCTACACCGTTAAAAGTCCTTCAGTGGTTGAATGGAGTTATTTCTGATGGCGAAAATGCGGAAGCGATGATTAGGCATAGAGATGCTATGGAATAATTAGGAGGTTTAGCATGGCTACCCTTGAGGATGCTATCAGAACAGGACTAGAAGATGTTGAAGTTATAGAAGGAGAAGTAGAGGAAGTTGAATCCTCGTCCGAAGATGAAGAAAATGAGGCATTATCTACTCGTGAAAAAGCGATGGACGAAATATTTGCTACGAGAGAGAAACAGCTTGAAGAAGAAATCGGAGAAAGTTTCAACGAGGTTGACTCTTCTGAAGAAGTAGAAGAAGTAAGAGAAGTGGAAGTCACTAATGATTCGCCTATCTGGAAGGACGGTGATAATTGGATGACAACTGTAAAGGTTGATGGGGAGGAGGTTGATGTTGAATTTGATTCATTAAAATCCTCTCTTCAAAAAGATAAAGCGTCTCAAAAACGTTTTGAAGAAGCGGCGGAGTATGGTCGTCAAATTCAGGCAAGAGAGGAGCATTTAAATGCTTACATTGCTAAAATGCGACAATCTCCTTCTCCGCAACAATCGCCGCCACCTAATGACGCGGCTCCAGAAAGATCTGAAGATAGATCTGAATTAGCAAAAAAATATCATCAAGCTTTATATGATGACAATGCGGAGGAAGCCGCAGAGTTGCTTGTGAAATTAACGAATAGTGGGCGTACTCATGGTGCTACCCCTAATGTAGATCAAGCAGTGCAACAAGCCTTAAATAGGCATATGGCGCAACAGAAAGTTCAAGAAGATAGAAAGCAACAATGGGCTTATCATAAATCAATGGAAGATTCTGTTCATTGGTTTAATGATCAATACCCGGATATTGCTAATAATTCTGAATTTAGAGCAATCGCTGATAATAAAACTATAGAACTTCAACGTGAAAATCCAAGTTGGAGTCCGCAGGATATTATCAAAGAAGCTGCTGACCAAACGCGCGAATGGGTAGAGAGAACTTTACCTAAACCAAAAGAAGATATTAGGGTAAGACGTAAGAAGAATATTACTTCCCAACCTAAATCAGCTAGTGCATCTGCTCAAATTGGAGATAGTGAACCAGATCCGGCAACGGTGGCGGACATTATCGAAGAGATGCGTCAGTCACGGCTTAAACATCTTCAATAACAAACTAGAGGAGAAGTAAAAATGGCAGGACAAGTATGGTCCGTCAACGCCTCCGGTGGATATATGTATGCACTGAACCTCAGCCGTCAACTGAGAATGGCTGTACAGCCTATCGTTAAGTTTCGGCAGTTCTGTGATGTCAAGGATGCAGCCCATCAGGGTTTGCATCGTGGCGATACATTCCATTGGAACGTTTTTAGTGATGTAGCCACTGCGGGTGAAACCTTAGTGGAAACCAATACCATTCCAGAGACTTCTTTCACGATTACTCAAGGATCAATGACGATCACCGAGGCAGGTAACTCTGTCCCGTGGACCGGTAAGTTAGATGATCTATCTGAGCAACCCGTGGCTGAAATCATCAGGAAGGTATTAAAAACAGATGCGAAGAAAGCATTTGACACCTTAGCCGCAAATCAGTTTGATCTTGCTCCAGTTCGTGTTGCATCAGCAACCGCGACTGATGCAGTGGTCACGACTGAGAACGGCACGACTGCTACTACTAATAATGTAGCATTCGGCAAAGGTCATGTCAAAGCGATTGTAGACGTAATGAAAGAGCGCAATATCCCGGCCTACACTGGCGACGACTATTACGCGATTGGTTGGCCTACAACTTTCCGAACATTGAAAAATGATCTAGAAGATATCAAGCAATATATCGACCAAGGTTTTCGCATGATTATGAACGGAGAAATCGGTCGTTACGACGGTGTTCGTTTTATCGAGCAAACCTATCGTGCAAAAGGTGGTGGTGCTAGTGGTATGGGCACTCCTGCTGGAGCTTGGGTACAGGGCAAGTCTGATTGGATCGTCTTTTTTGGCGAAGATACTGTTGCTGAAGCTGTTGCTGTTCCAGAAGAGATTCGAGGGAAGATCCCCGGAGATTTCGGAAGGGACCGTGGCATTGCATGGTATTATCTTGGCGGTTTTGGTATCGTTCACCCACTCGCATCAGGAGCCGCGCAGTCGCGTATCGTGATGTGGGATTCACTTACATAAAGGAGGAAATATTATGAGTTATAGTAATCCAAAACCTCTTGTGTATCTAGATGCTACCGAAACTGACTTTGCCGCAGGAACCGGAACTCCTTGGAGTTTCAAAGGGCCGAAGGGAAAACAAGGCATTTTGCGAAATATTGGTGTTTATGTTAAAGAAACCTTTGAGGATGATACAATCACCGGAAAGGTTTTAGTTGGCACAACGGCTGATCCAAATGCTTACGGGCAGTTGGAAATTGCTGATGGCACGCTGGCTACCGATACTTTTAACAATGTCGATGATACAGACTGTCTTTTTCTTAATTCAGCCAGTCAAAATAATACGCTTGCAGCCGATACTCAGATCGAAGTTACTTTCGTTCAGGCTACCGACTCTGGAGTTGCCGCTGGTAAGGGCAGGGCGTATGTCGAAGTTGATTGGTTCTAAGGAGGTATATTATGTCTAAAGATACAGCAAGTGGTAAAATCCCAGCAAATGGTTTGTCTTCAAAGGAAGATGTAGCAAAGGAGACGCTTGCGTCTTTGGCGCTTGCTTCTCACGGTCCAAATCAAATGCCTATGGGCGTTGTACACAAGAAAATCTCTACGGATCGTGGTTCGTTTGATTTTCGTTAGTATTGTGTTTAATTAGGAGAAGAAGATATAGAGCTGTGTGATTCTGTCGGAGAGACTACCCCCTCCTTATGAGTTTCACACGGTTCTACCTTCACAACTTGGAGGGCGGGTGTTGAGCTACGACTCACCCCGTTCTTCATTTCCTTTTATAGGAGTTTTATAAATGCGAAGTTCAAGAATTAATGTTGTAACCGCCTATCTTGATGGGCGATCCGCCACAGTAAGCGGGAAAGACGCATACGGGCATGACACTCCTGCTGGTCGGGGGTTTTACACTATGTCTGATATGTCAGATGAGCGTTCCAAAGAATTTATGAAAGATCAAAAAAGTTCTGTAAATATGGCTCGTGTTGACGGAGAGATGATTGGTTCTTGGAACCTTGATTTTTAACTTTTTATGAGTAATTTTCTTGAGTTGTGCAAAGACATGGCTAGAGATGTGGGCATCCCCGGAAGTGGCCCTTCTAGTGTAGTATCAGCCACTTTATCTGAAGAAGAAAATTCTATTGTTCGTTATATTAAAAAAGCAGATATTGACATTCAAAGTCGATGGTTTGATTGGGACTTTCTTTGGGCTGAAGCGAACATATCCACTATTATTGGAACTTCAACTCTAACGAGTAGCAACACAGGGTTTCCTACCTCTTTGGGTAATTGGAAGACAGACTCTTTAGTTTGGCAAAAAACTACAGATGATTATTTGATTTTGGATTATATGTTCTGGAACGAGTATAGAGATACATACAAATATGGATCCATTCTTTCTAATAGCCCGGAAGTTTACGCGATAAAGCCTGATAACAATTTAGATGTATACCCCACTCCTGATGCAGTAAAAACAATTTCTGCTGAATACTGGAAGTCTCCTACTGAAATGTCAGTAGATGGATCTCATTCTGCTATACCTGATAGATTCAGAAAAATCATTATTGCTAGGGCAAAAATCTATTATGCGGAAAATGAAGATGCTCAAGAAATTCTAGAAGGAGCTTTGACTGAGTTTGAGGACTTGTTAGATAAGCTTGAAGCGGATCAATTACCAAGACAAAAGAATAGAAGATTCTCTCAAGCTCAAGACTTATATAATTTTACGGTAGTTACCGAATGAGCAAGTTAAGGGTACGAAGCATCCCAACAGAAAAAAGGAGATCTACTTACTTTCCTTTTGAGGGCGGCTTAAACATGGTCGATCCTTCCTTGGCTTTGAAGCCGGGGGAGCTAGTTGCTGCTGATAATTTTGAAATTGATATTCGTGGTAGATATAGACGCATTGATGGGTATGAGCGGTTTGATGGGAGAGAGCTTCCATCAGCAGTTGCTTATTACAAAATGCCTTTTATTACTGGTACCGCCAAAGCAAAAATGTTTAGTAGCGCTTTTGGGACAGCGTTTAGATTTAGCATTCCTTCTATTGGCGACATCATAAAAGGCGAAACTAGTGGAGCGTTGGGATCTATTTTGACAGTAGTTATTGAAGACATAACAGGTAGTGCTTCCGCTGGATCATTCGCTGCTGGGGACGCGGAAGGAAATATTTATTTTACAGTAACTAGCGGTACATTTCAGGATGGTGAAACACTATTCTTTCTTCATAAAGATAGCGCATTCGGTGCATCTTTTTTCGTGGGGTTCAAATAATGGCAACAGAAGCACTAAGGAAAACAAGAACGGTTTTAACTGGGACAAGTTTTACGGATAATACTACAGGCGCAATTACTGCTGAAATGGTTCGTCAATATGTAGAATCAGCAATGGGAGCTTACGGCTGCATTAATAATGCTGCTGGAGATGGTGTTCCTGCTAATCAAGCGGTGGCAGCAGGTACGACAGTAACTGTAGATTGGTCTCTTGGCGCGTTAGGATCTAATGTTAAAGATGATACGGGAACTGTCGGGGCTGTGACGGTTGGAACAGAAGCAGATTTTGTAAATGATCAAATAAGAATTTACGACAAAGGAATCTTTGTTGTCAATTTAGCTTTATCATTAAAACAGGAAGCAGTGGCTACAGACATTAACTGGACCGCAATGGTTTCAAGCGATAACACTGGCGGGGCTACTACAGATTTGCCAGCAATAAAAGCGGTTCAACTTTTAGGCAACGTTATTGATGCTGGTAATTTTTCAGTCAATGGGATTATAGACACTACAGCCCATACAACCTATACAGATGTGTACGCTAGAATCAAGCAGGATAACGTAGGTTCGCAAAACTTTAAACTTCACTTTGGGCAACTGTCTGTTTATCGAGTAGGCTAATGGGGTTATACGCGACTTCAGTTACTTTCGGAGCACCAGTAAAGCCTGTCGCCGCTACTGATTCTGAGGTAAGGGCTAGGATCGAAGATCAAAGAGCGCTTATAGATGTTGTCCCCGGCGAAGGAAGCGTTTTAGGTGTTTGGGTTTTTGGGGCGACGACATACGCCTTTAGAAATAAAGTAGGGGGCGCTACTGCTGGGATGTATAAATCATCCTCCACTGGTTGGGTGGAAGTTAATCTTGGTCAAGTTTTAGACTTTGATGGAACAACCACAAATGGTGAGCCTGTTCCCGGTAATCTAGGAAGCCCCACCACCATTAGAGGTGGAACAAGCGGCGCTGAAGGTTCTCTAATGGGGATATCTTATTATGGACTTTGGGAGACTGGCGGAACCGGAGGCATGGTTTTAAAAGATGTTACCGGAACCTTTCAAGATGATGAAGATTTGCAGATGCCTCTTTTGGCTTTTGGTTCTGGCGCAATTGAGATTGTAGAGGGAGATGTTATTACTGGAGCTGCATCAGGAAAGACTGCAAATGTTACTAGCGTCACTTTAACTGGAGGAGCATGGGATGGGTCTGCTAGTGGATCAATCTCTGTTAAAGATAATACAGGAACTTGGAATTCTGGTGAAAACATCCAAGTAGGTGGCGTCACTAGAGCAACAGTAAGCGGAGCCTCACAGCCTTCTAATGTTAAAATAGCTGTTGCTAAAGGGGTTTTATATAATCAATCTATAAATCCCGGTGGAAATTATGAGTTTGTAACTTATAATTTTAGAGGAGAATCCTCTGGAATTTCCATGTACGGGGTTAATTCTGTTGACAAAGGGTTTGCTTTTGATGGAACGACCTTTGTGAAAAACTTTACTGGTCAAGAAGTTGACCAACCCCAACATGTTCATGCTCACCAAAAACATTTATTTTACTCCTATGCGAATGGTTCAATTCAGAACTCTAGTATTATAGCTCCGAATAAATGGTCTACAATAACTGGAGCGGCTGAGCTGTCTATCGGTGATGTAGTTAGCGGGTTCTCCACTGAAGTTAATAATGTAATGTCAGTCTTTACAAGAAATGACGCATACATGTTATATGGAACATCTGCTGCTGACTGGTCTTTGAGAAGGTTTCATGCTGGTGCTGGCGCGATTCCGCATACAATACAAAAGATGGATCAGACATTTTTCTTGGATGATCGTGGGCTAACATCCATTTTTACTGTTCAATACTTTGGTGATTTCCAGTCTGCTGTAGCTTCGGATAAAGTCGATCCTTATATACAGGCAAAGAAAGAAAGCACCGTTACTTCATTAAGGGTTCGGGGAAAGAATCAGTATAGAATTTATTTCAACGATAAAACCGGATTGGAGATGACCTTTATAAATAAAACCAATCAGGGGCTGATGCCTTTTACTTTAAAAGATCAAATTGTTTGTACTTGTTCTGTAGAAGATACGAATGGCTTTGAAGTTTTGTATGGGGGTTTTGATGACGGCTATGTAAGAAGGCTAGATTCAGGAACAAGTTTTGATGGCGGAACGGTAGACTCATTTATAAGATCAGCCTACTACCATTATGACGCCCCCGGAATGAGAAAAAGATTCAGACAAGTAAACCTTGAAATTAATGCTGACACATCAACGACCCTTACAGTGTTCCCTGATTATGATTTTGGCGGAACATTTGATCCAAAGACTTCTCCTGTATCAGATGCGTATTCAGTGGATGTCACAGCGGATGGTTGGAATGAGGATGATGTGAGCAATCCAGCTACTGGAGTTACGGTAGTTGCTTCTGAAAGATTGAAAATTAACGGCATAGGAACCAACATGAGTTTAATTATTAAAAACAGTTCTATCTACGATAAGCCCATAACCTTACAAGGCGCTATTGTCGATTATTCACCACGAGGTATTAGACGATGAGTTATCAAAGTTATGTAAACCAAAGCCCAGATTTAATTGCACATTATAATAAGAATGTTAAGAGCAGCGGTCAATCGCTGGCTTCTTGGGGCAAGCAGCATTGGGATGCAAAAGGCTCAGGAGAAAGTCGTAATAAAACCCCACACAATACTAAGGTTTCTTCCAATAACCAAACTTCCAATTCTCCCGGTGGTAATCCTGCTGCGGTAACACCAAATTATTCTCAAGGTCAGTTGCAGGGAAGCAATGTTTTGCCCAGCGCTAATCCAGCGAATCCTACAGCAGCTCAGTATTCTAGTTATGTGGATCAGTTTCAAGGAATGAAAAATTCTTGGGGTTTGATTGAGGCTAGGTTGGCTGGAAAGAATGTAAGCGGAATGACGGGGCATCAGAGTATGTCTCCAGAAGATACTGCTGATTATTGGATTAGGAGAATGGGCGCAGATAAAACTAAGTCTGGTTTTGGTAAAGCTCATTATGGTGAATCTGTATCCCTCCATAAGGGAACCTATCAGGGTGGAACTAAAGTGCCTAGTGGGACTGGTGTGAGGAAATTCAATCAGGGTAATGCAGCTAATGACCCCACCAAAGTAAATCAGCCCGGTCAAGTCGGTGGTAATATCCCCGGTGGTAATGCGGCTGAAATCTCTTCCGGTGTGGGCTTAAATGATATAGAGCCAATGTCGTTTGCTACATTAACTGACAACATGATGCTTTCAACTGCCATCTCGGAGATGATCAATACTAACAGTCCTTTGTTTCGCGCAGCGGAAACTGCCGCGTTACAGGCAATGGCAAAAAGAGGAATTGTAAATAGTTCTTTAGCAAGAGAATCTGTTATGAGTGCTGTTCTGGCTGTAGCTATGCCTATAGCACAAGCCGATGTAACGACGCTTCAACAGAATCTTTATTACAATAACGAGTGGACGAATAAGCAGAAGACAGATTACAACACTTATATTTATGACTCTTTAAAAACAAAATTAGAAGGTGCGATTAATTACACTCTCCGAAGAGGGGATTGGATTTCTCAAATTGGTTCGCAAAATATGTCTGCTGAAGCAACTAACTATGCAATGGGTAATTTACCCAATTATCAATTTAATTTGAACGAGACAGGGAGCTAATTAAGATCTTAAAATGATACGAAAAGCTTTAGACAAAGACGTCACCTCGATTATGAAGGTGGTCCAAGAAGCCCATGAGAAGTCTATTTCAAAGACAGTTCCTTTGGATGTTAAGACGTTAAGGAGAAGCATTCAAGTATGTGTTCTTTCACGAGAGCATTTAGTTATGGTGGTTGACTTGGACGGCAGTATAGAAGGAGCTTTTATAGGGGTCACCCACCAATTGTGGTACTCAAGAAAAAAGCAATCGGCTGATCTATTTTTTTATGTAACAGAAAAAGGGACAGGTTATGGTGCTAACTTAATGCGTCGATTTATCACTTGGTCTAAAAAGGACAATGGGGTTAAAGAGATAGTGCTAGGTATTAGTTCTGGAATAGGCGATTCTAGTCGCGTAAAACAACTTTATCAAAGAATGGGCGGCGTAAGGGTTGGTGACAACTTTGTCGTGCCACAGGAGTAATTATGGGAAGCATTGTTAAGTCAATTGGAAAAGCAATAAAAAAGGTAGGCAAATTTGTAGTGAAAGCTGCTCCTTATATTCTTATGGCGGTGGCTCTTTATGCTGGAATAGCTGCTTATGGAGCAACTGCTGCTACAGCATCGGCTGCCGCTAGTGGTGCTGCTGGTGCTGGTGCTGCTGGTGCTGGTGCTGCTGGTGCTGGTGCTGCTGGTGCTCCATTTTTGCACGCTACAGCAGCTCAGTCAACTGCATATATTGCCTCAACGAATGCTGCTGCTGCCGCTTCTGGGAATATGTTTTCTTATGCGAATTACGAAGCGGGAACAAAGGAACTAGCGACTAATATTGGGAAAATGTCCGGCACTCCTCTAACTGGAGGCTCTCCTACGGGAACGAGTATTCCTGCGGGAGATATGTCCGGGGCTATGGGTGGTGGAACTGCCCCTGTCGCAGAAACTGCTAGTGTTGGGTGGTATGAAGGAGTAAAGAATTATATAGCAACCGCAATGGATGGAAATAAAGGTTATGCCCTTATTGCTGGTTCTCAGTTGCTTGGAACAGGAATATCAGCAATAGCCGCTGCCTTTGATGATACTGAAGAAAAGAAATTAGCCTTTGCGGAAAAGCAATTAAAACAACAAGGAACTCATTTTGGATTCGCTCCGGGTGAGGGTAGAACGCCTGAAGAGATGCCAGCCGATTCTCCATTTTGGATGGGGTATAACCAGAATCTCGCAATGAATGCTGGCGCTCCAGTTCCGGGAGCATTTGCTCATGGCATTAAGCAGCCTACAACATCTAATAGGAGAACTTTAAATTATGACTACAGTCCTAAAGGTGTTGTAACACAAAGCGCTGCAAAAACGTTTAATAAAAAACCTCAAGGGATGATTAATTTAAATCAAAAAGGGGGAGTGTTAAATGGTTAAAGATGGTAGAGCGCAACAAATACCGACCGGTCAATCTGTTGTTTCTCCAGAGGATGCTGAATTAGGTATACAACCAGAGCGGTTAGGCTCTCAAATGAGCGATCCCCTACAAGAGCCAACGAAAGAAGAAGAATCTCAGGTTGATATGCTTCTTGGTGGGATTCTTGATTTTGTCTGGGGGGATGGATATGACGAAATAAAAGGAAGGATGGAAAGATCCCCGAATAACCTTCAACAAACAATTGGTGGTTGGGCTGGAAGAATGGTAAATGTTGAGGTGAAGTCAGCCGCTGAAGGTGGTGTAAATGTTTCTAGAGATATACTGATTGGCGTTGCCGCTGAAATCATTAATGCGGTTGCCGAAATTGCAAAAAAAGAAAAGCTATGGAAACCTGCTAATGATAAAGAAGAAGAGCAGTTTCAGGGAGAGGCTTTAATGTATGCGTTGGAAAAGTATGGGGAGTTGGGGGACGAAGGTCTCAATCCTCAAAAATCTATGGAAATGGCTATGTCAATTTTAAGAGAGGAGCAACCAGAAGCGCAGATGATGTCGCAACTTGGAGTGAGACAAAAAGAAGAGGCCAAACCTTATGGCTAATTGGGCTAAAGCAGGAATGATACTTGGTCAGGGGATTAAAGAGACTGGCTCGACTATTGGCGGTTTAATGATAAAGGCAGAGGAGAAAAGAAAAGATCGCCTTTATGCTGAAGGGCTTGTAACAAAGCAAAGAAAACATGCTTCAGGAGTCGCTTCATCAGCCGCAAAGCTGAAGTATTTTGAAAATGATTCTGATGCCACATATAAAACTTACGAAAAAATTCTTGGGAAAACATTCGATAGATTATTCCCGAAAGGAACCACCTCTACACCGTGGGGCGATTTAGGCACTACAGTAGTTAAATTAAATGATGATGAAAAGAAAGCTCTATTAAAGGAGCTTAACGAAGTTAGGAAGATGGCTGAAAAGGCTGGTGCTAAATATTATATGCATGTCTTTGGTGTGAGTCCGGAGGAAGCAAGAAACGCAATTAGTGAAAAATACGCCGAATTTGGTCAGCAAGCAGACCAGCTTGAGACTGCATTAGGCTCGGGGGCTGGTGATGCTGAAGGTCCATTAGGCACGGCAGAACAAGCGTCTAAAACAATTTTGGCAGGAATGAAGCCGGGTGATTTTACTGATTTATTCGGATCTCTTGATGCCTATGAATTCCAGAAGCAGCCTTTTGCGAACGAAACTTATGGAACCCCCGCTCAAGATATGGGGCCGGGAGAAACTGATGTCTTTGAATATCGGAAGCCTGATATTTTGGATAAGGAAAAATTTGCCAAAATAACTCTAGCAGATTTGGGAGAAGGGAAGGGTTCTTTAAGGGCGACTTTTGAGGAACAACTAAATGTTTATAAGGCTGGTTTACTCAAGGCTTTTCAAGACAGGAATATCAAGGAGATTAAAGGCAGACTTCCTGACGATGTAGCGAAAAAAGAACTTGAGAAAATGTACCCTGAACTTTACAGTGAAGAGGGTAAAGAGAAAATCTTCACTCTAATGCTTGAAGGCGCTGAGGCTGCTTCCGGCGCGGCTCAACAAGCAGAACAATTTAGCACTGGAGAGGGTGAGCTTGATGCAGCTTTAGAGGGTTATAACCCACAATCTGAGCAAAATATGCTTATGGGGGTTAATCGACAAACCCCGGTTGGCACTATGCAGAATGAAGGCAATAATCCCGACTATACTCTTCGCCAACAAAATCCATCTGGTGAAATATACGCTACACAAGGAGGGTCTGTTT